CAAGGGCATATGAGGTCGCAGGGCAGTTGATTAAGAGTGTGTCTGATGCAACTGATAAGTTGATGGATCTTCAGAAAAAATTGAAAGATGTTGAAGAAGATACTCCTCAGAAAGGTCCGAATACAGTTAATAATGCTTTATTTGTTGGTTCTACAGCAGAACTTGCTAAGCTCCTAAAGAATGGAGCAAAGGAACAGAATAAATAAAACAGAGAGAAAAATCTCAAAGTATTAATATACTCATAAAATGCCGAAAGACGAATTGCCGTCGTTGGATGATTTTACAGAAAATCCTGTAGAATTACCATCAGTCGATGAATTTATAACAGAAGAGAAAGTTGTAGAAGAATTACCTTCTGTTGAAGAGTATGTTGTAGATATAGAAGAAGCACTCGGTTGTATACCCAACAATGTAGTAGAAGATTTACCTTCAGTAGAAGATAAAATAGTTGATGAGTCTTTACCAACTATTGAAGATTATATTGAGGAAGAAGAAG